AACAGCTTCTACGATCTCATCGATAAAAGCTGGATTCGTGACATTCTGGGTTTTACGGATCAGACTCGGAATCAGGAATTGGCGCGAATCGCGTCCGTTACCGGAGACCTTGCCACGCTCGATTTGAGCGAGGCGTCTGACCGTGTCCACCTCTCGATGGTGCATCGCACTTTTAAGAGGTGGCCGCATCTTATGGACTACATGCTAGCTAGCCGTTCTCGAACGGCCAGTGTGCGCGGTGATGAGATCACCCTTCACAAGTATGCATCCATGGGGTCTGCGCTTACCTTCCCTTTTGAGGCGATCGTCTTTACGATAATCGCAGCGATGGGGATGGAACGCAGGGGTTACTCCACCAGGCCCGGGCAGCTGCCCGGGCGTCTGAGCGTCTACGGGGACGACATCATTGTCCCCACAGGCGCGGCGTCCGACGTTGTCGACCTATTGCACCTTTACGGGCTCAAGGTCAACATGCACAAGTCTTTCTGGACCGGAAGGTTCAGAGAGAGCTGTGGGAAGGAATACTATGCTGGGACTGATGTCTCAGTTGTACGCCTCCGTGCAGATGTCCCTACATCACGTCGGGAAGCGGATCTCATCCGTCGCTTCACTGAATTCCGAAACCGCGCTTATCGCGCAGGTCTTTGGCGTACAGTGAAGGTCTCTGACCAATACCTTGACTCTGTAGTCACGGTACGACCTCGTCATGTCGACGAGGTATCAGAGATAACCTCTTCCGTTCTGGCAAAAGATACAGTGCTCCTTGTACCTTGGCGAGCGAGCTGGGATAACCAGCTCCATCGTTGGGTTGAGAAGCACCTCTCAGTCAGATCGACATCACCATCATACGTTGTCGATGGCGAAGGGGGAGTGCTCAGGTGGTTCCTGATGTCACTTGACCGAACCGATTCACAAAAGGTAGTGGACCGGTACGAGAACCAAGAGCGTAGCCATACGCACCGCATAAAAATGGCACGGATCGAGCGCTTGCCTAAGCGCACGATGGCCCTCACGGGCCTGCGTGGCTCTCTTTAACGAGAGGGCTGGGG